CGAACACCGTGGTTTCGTGGCCCAGGCCGGAGGGGTCGAGGCAGATGCCCGCGAAACGGAGCTGGCAGGGCTGGCCCTTGGCGGCCGAGAGGTACTTGTTGGAGCGGATGGGCTCGAGGCGCTGGCGCAAGGTCATGCCGCCTCCTGGATTTCAGGGTCAGCTTCGACGCAGCGGCGCGCCCGCAAAGCGGAGCAAATGCCCTTCGTCAGTTCCCTGCCGCTGCAATGCCAGCGCAAGGCACGGGCCAGGTCCAGCATGTTCGAACGGCGGCCCGACGACACGCCAAGGCGTCCGCAAAGGTTCGAAAGTTCGTCGCGCCAAAGCATGTCGAGCGCAGACGCCGGAAGCGGAGCTTCGTAGGTGAATTCTGGTTGATCCCAATAGGCAAGGCGGTCGAAACCGCCCTCTGCCACCGATTTCATTGCCCGCCGTTTTTCGGGGAACACCCAGGCGCGAACCGGGTGTCTGATACCGGTGTTTTCTGGGAGGTTGCGCAGATAGAACCGACCGTCACGCTCGTAGTGCGCCGCGTGCTTGTTTGTCTCCACCTCAACTAGAAACTTCTCATGCAGAGCGGCTACGACATGGTGAGCACACCCCAACATGTTCGCGATCTGGCTCGGCAGGCGGTCCAGCTTGTCCTTTGCGGACTTCACCTCCACCGCGATGATCTCGGCTGGGCTGACTGCCAAGACGTCAACGCGTGTAGGACCGTATGTGCTCACGTTGATCTCGTGGATGATCCTCGCCTCGGGACGGATTAAGCGAAGCCGTTCTACCACTGCCTCGCGAACCTCGGCCTCAGCGCTGCTGCGATAAGCTGGCATCAGGCCGCCCTCGCGCCATCGAGGAACCCGCCGCGCCGCGTCTCGCGCAGCTCGACCCCGTTCATGTCGCAGAAGGCAAGAATGTAGGTGATGAGGCTGGCAGCCCGCGCCACCGACATGCTGGCCGTGCTCTCACGGATCGGTACGAACTCGCCTTCAAGGCCGGGCACCACGTCCGCTTTCGCGCCGGTGGCGACGGCGTGACCCGAGACCATCAGCACCTTCCACTCGTCGACGGTGCGCTGAGCGCCCGCCCACTCGATGCCGGAGCGGGAGAGGTCCGTCAGGATCGCGTGAAGCTTGGCGTTCTGGTCGAGGCTCCGCTGGGGTGGGGCGACGGTGACGCGGCTATTCGGCGCCGCGTCGCGGATGGCGCGCAAGGCGTTGCCTAGCACATGGTCGTTGATGAGGACGAAGGACTGACGGTCGTTCATGGGTCAGCCCGCCATCAGCGGAAAGGTGTGGCGCATAGCCCGCTCGCGGCCTTCCTGGGCGAGCTGCTCGATGCGGGCGACGTAGACGTCGGGCAGTTCGACGTACTGCTCGCCATGAGCGTAGGCGTCGTGCCAGCGGTCGTAGTCATCGGCCGAGCGGATCGCGCTCAACGCCTGCTCCGCTGCCTTCACGTGATCCTCAAACGGGTTCATCGAATTACTCGGCGGTTGGCTCTTAACCACCTCGGCCTTTCAGCCTCGGCCCGCCGCCCTTGCTGGTTAGGGATTGGGTTTGTCGCCGGGGAACATGTCCGCCTGGTTCTCGGCCGAGGGAGGCGTGGGCGGCAGCGGCGTCGAGACGCGTGCCAAGTGCCGAGCCTTCACCTTGTCCGCGATCTCACGGTTTTCGTCGTCGTCGGCCAGAACGCTTTCGACATCGAACTCTACCCAGACAGCCTCAAGGTCATCGACGGAGTGCGCGCCGGCCATCGCGGTGTCGAGGTCCTCGAAGAACCGGGCAGCATCGAAGTCCTGCTCGCCAGTCGCGGCTTTATGGCTTTCATCGACGACAGGTGCGTCCTGTTCGAAGGTGGGTGGCGACGGAGGCGAGGGCGGGGACGGTGGCGTAACATCGCGCGGTTCATCGCGCAGGATCGTGCTGTCCTGCGCTTCGTCGGCCGTGACGATGCCGCCCAGCACGTCGGCGAACAGGTCGTTGAGACACCGCGCCGTCGCACGGCGCTCCATCATCATGTCGGGGTGCTGTTGCCACGGGCCGGCTTTGCCGGAGAGGCCGGCGCGCTTCGCCTGTTCCATGGTGAACTCGCGGCGCATGACTTCGCCGGTGTCGCTGCGCTTGGCCTCGCACCAGCCTTTTTCGAGATCGCCGCCGGCGCGAATATATTCGCACCGGCCGGACTGACGCACCACGGCCTTGATGCCGTCACCCCAAAGCGACGGGCGACCGTTGACGACAGCGTAGGAGCGCAGCGCCATAAGCGGGGTGAGCCCAAGCTCGGCGCCGGCCATGATTGCAATGGCGCAAGCGCTCGCCGCCTCGTCGGGGTCCTTGCCCTTGGTCAGGCTTTCCGGCGCCATCTTGCCGACGACGGCCATGCGGGCGACCCGCCAAATCTCGTCGATAGACCGAGGCAGCACAACGCTGACGGCGCTGTTGGTGCGAGTAAAGGGAGCGAGTTCGTTCATTTACGCGGCCCTCTGTTCCTGATTGATGGTCATGCCCGGCAACTCGACGCCCGACTTGGCGGCGCGGTTCGCCAGCGTCGCGACGAGCTCCCGGATTTCCGGCCGATCCTTGAGCGCCATCAGCAGGGCGTCGAAATCGACGATCTCTGCCGAAACGAACGTGCGCAGCGCGACACGGGCGCCGGTGCGGCCGGCGCTGGCATTGCGAGCCTCGGCCTCCTTGGCCTTGGCGGCGGCCTCCTGTTCCAGCCGTTCGGCCTCGGCGCGCGCGGCATCGTCGTTCGCGGCGTCGGCCTGCCGAGCAGCTTCCTCGGCCTCGCGACGGACGCGGTCGGCTTCTTCCTGCGCCTTGCGGCGACGCTCGTTCTCCAGGCGCTGCTGTTCCTGCAGATAGGCGTCGAGGTGGCGCTTGAGCTTCTTGCTCAACGTGTCGGGCTCTTCCTTTAGGTCGCGCCACTTGTCGTCGACCTTCCGGCCGCCGTCGAGGAACGGCTGTTTCTCGACCTTATGCAGGTCGGTGGCGCGGCTTTTGAGGCCCGATAAGCGCTTGGTCAGCACTGCGATCTGATTGGCCTGATCCTGCGTCGTTACCGGCGCCTTGAGGTACTCGGCGGCGATCTCATGCTCGGCTGCAAGCTCGATCTTGAGCGCTTCGAACGGATCGGTCGGCATGTTGCTCAGTGCAGGCGCCGGCGGCTCGTCGTGCCAGCGCTCGCCGGCGACAACGGCGCGGTATTGCGCCTCCGTGATCGGCTTGTCGCAAACCCAGGTCCAGATATCTGCTGCGTCGGCCGCCTTCTGGTCGACCAGAGCGACGAGATTCCCGTCCTCGCCGCGCCAGATCGCGACGGGCACAAACGGACCGTCCTTGTAGAGGCGACGGCGATAGAAGCCGCATTGTGCATCGCCGTCATGGACCGGGCCGAAGGTGCCTCCGAGTGCAGCGGCCCAATAGGCGTAGTCGGGGTGAACCGTCATTTGGCGAGTTCCTCCAATTGCCGCGCGAGGCGGTTGATTTCGTCTTGGTTGGTGGACAGTGGGGCAGGACGATCGTGGAAGCCGCTGTCGTCCCTGGTGAGGATGAAGGGCCGGTATTCCCATGCGCCTGTGGCCGGGTTGATCGTCGGCTTGATCGTGGTGAGGGTGATGGAGAGGGTCATGCCAGAGCCGGCATAGCGGCAATGGCGCCGTCGAGCGTGACGAGCCCAGCCTCAGCGTCGAGCCGAGCGCGATGGAACGCTGCGAAGTTCAGCGCATCGGGATCAGTAAGGCGGAAATCGCCCGGCGCCACAAAGGTCTCGATAGCGCCGACGATCACTTGGGTGGCGTCGATGCCGCAATCGCCTTTGATGAAGTTCACCGCCCAGACGCAGTCGCCGACATCACAGATCAGCTCGCTTCCGTCAGGCAGCTCGACGAAGAGCATGAGATCGCGGGTCTTGCCGCTACGGTCGTGTCCAACTCGTGCAGTGATCTCGGCGGCGCTCATGTTGGTCTCCATCGGTCATCTGATGGAAGAAGTATGAGAAACTCATAATTTGATGTCAACAGAAATTATGAGAAAAGCATAAATTGGGGTGTGCGCAGGCAACGCCGAAGGAATCAGCCTGCTACAACTGACCGTCAGCCCATAGGGCTGGAGGCAGACAAATTAAGCAAAAGACTGGGGGAGGGCGTGACATTCCATCTGGGGCCTTTATTGTCTCGTCCGATATCGCTGGGGGGTGCTTGTGGCAGATGCAACTACGTTGGAGAGGTTATTCTTCGATCTGCTTGAGGGTAGAACGGCAAGCCTTAGCCAAGAAGATTTCGCCGCTGTTGTTGCAGGCGCCACCCAACTGCGAATTTATATCCCAAACCCGCCCATCAATTCGTCCATTTCCACTTCATATATGCGGGCCTTTATTGAGTTGCAGGCCCAACTCAACACGCTTGCAGCTAAGGCACGCGGAAAGCCTAACGCAACAGGCCTCACGCGGGCTCTCAAAGAGGACCTTGAGCTCAATGTTGTCGTTGAGGACGGCAGCGCTCAGTACCTGCTTGATTTCGTCAACGCGATGCAAAAGGCGATTGGCAAGATGAACGGCAAGCAGGCTCAGCAGACCATTGTAGCCGTTGCGCTTCTTCTTGGCTTAGGGTGGGGCGCCACCACCTGGATGGAGGTGCAGAGGCAGGTTCAGCTTGAACAACTGCGAACCCAAGAGCATATCCATGCGCTCGATGCTCTCAAGTTCGCTACGAGTGCTGAGGTCGATAGCCGAAATCGTCTGATAGAGGCTCTGGTTGATCAAGTCGAACTTGGGAAAGAGGTGGTGGAGCTAGCCGACAGCACCATGCGCGCGGTTATGAAGGCAACAGCGACCGGCAGCGCGGCGGAGATCAATGGTCAGCCAGTTTCTTCCGAGGTTGCGGATCTGCTTACCATCAGTCCGCGAAGCGAGCTCGTAAAAGTTCAGGAAAACGTGCTTGCTCGCGTCATCGATATCAATACTGAGGACGTGTTACGGCCTGTTATTGAGATGCAGGAGGCTGACGCCGGTAAGCGCTTCCGCTTTCGTGTGGAGGATGACCTATTCGCCGCGGACCAGCGGGCGGCGCTGTTCGACGCCCTGGAAACTGGAGCGCTCATTCAGGTCCGCGTTGAACTGACAAAGTTTGGTGACGATGTGCGCTCTGTAGAATTCGTGACACTGCCGTAGAATGCGGCTTTGCCATCATTCCATCATCGGCTCACCACAATATCAGCGATGGGAATATTAGGATGGCGACGAATATATCGCTTTGCGGCGGCGCGGGTCTTGATGTCCGTGATTAGGGCCATTGCGTCGACTGGCACATCTCGCATCGTTGGGGCATTGACGCTTTCGAGGTGGAACAGCCCAGCGTCACGTGTGGGCTGCGGAATCTTCACAAGAACGCGACCGTCCGAAAGCCAGCAAACACATGGCTCGCCCATATGCTCGGCCGCTGGCGCTGTCTTGTCATCGTAAAAGAGCAGCCAGCCGTCGTTCGCCAAGCCGTGCAT